CGCTCTAATGTCGATTGAAAATCGCCAAAGCCCATATTGTTACCTGCTGCTGGAATTTCTGGAATTTCTGGAGTTACTTTTGGAACTACTGTGATGTTTGTGCCGGGAGGGTCGTCATCTGGCTCATATAGACCGCCGCCTGGGTCACCCCCTGGGGGAACGCAAACACCGTTGGCGTCACGCACGTACTGCACGCCACCAACTATTTCACATGTGTTTTCGGGTGGTGGGTCACCTTTCGGCTTATTGCACATATCAAGGGAAGTGACTGTCTCACCCTCGCGCAACGTGCCAACGGGGCACACTAAAGCCGGTGGGTCATCGCCTTTCGGTATGTTGCAAAGATCAAGCGAGGTTACTGTCTCGCCCTCTCTAAGAGTTCCTGCGCCGCAGACAAAAGTTTCTTGAGGGGGATCATCATCGCCGACATCGACGTCACCAGGCGGGATAATTGCCACGCACTGCCCATCTACATTTTGGAAACCAACCGGGCATTGCCCGTTCTCATCAGGCTTCGGAGTATCGTCAATTGGTGTTTGACCGTCATTCGTACCGTTACCACCTATAATGACGTTGGGGTTTGTGCTGGGATCATCGTTCCCCGGATTTTGGTTGCCGGTCTGGTTGCCATTTTGGTTCCCAGGTGGATTGCTTGGAAGAAGCGGCTTACTCCGCGCCAAGATATCAAGCGCGTCCTGGTTGCCTTGATTGCCCATCGTTTGGAGTATGGTAGTCAGCACATCAACCGGGAAGTCCCGATAGCTGTCTGATACGCCTTGCGCCGTCATTTCGGCTTCATTTGCGCGGCCTAAAATTAAGCCAGGGGCTTGGCCTGGGTATAGATCGTAAAGTTCATCGACCTTCTGCTCATTTGTCCTGTTGGGGTCGTTGAGGATTTGATCAGCTGTTGGCTGCGCTGCTAGGTCTTCAAAGCCGTATTGGCCTTCGATGTCTTCACCGACAGGCGTATAACCGCCTCTTGCGTTGTTGTTGGCTCGATTGTCAAAGACGTTGGCGACAGTGTTTTGAACAACAGGCGAAAAGCCGCCCATCTGGTTTTCCGCATCCTGCTGCGCGTACATGGCGAACGCAGCTGCGCCAGAGTCAGTTGCATATCCGGTATTAGCGGGAAATGGATTGTAAGCATTCATTCCTCCACCGGGCGTATCCATGCTTGGAGGCCCAGGATTTCCCAGGAATTGATCTAGTGTCTGACCAGCAGGGATCGCGATAGAATTTGGATCGCTTGGGATTGTTGGATCAAATGCGGTGCTAAAGTCTACGCCGTCGGCCCAATCGCCTTCCTTTTTGAATTTAACACCCATTAGGCTGCGCTCGTTGAAAGGTTGCCGCTGTTGTCCACGGTGACTTTGTACCGCGTGCCATTAGGAGCAGTTAGAACAAGGTCGGCACTACCGATCTCCACGGTCTGTTCCTTCTTGTGGTTTTGCCTGTCAGCGCTCTCCAGCTGAAACTGGTTGCTGGCTATTTGGTTGGCATCGTAAGTCGGTAGAGGTCTGGACAGTTTCATCGCCGCGATCCCGCCTGGACGTTCAGTCGCAGATTGCCATATCGCCAATCACTGGCACTTGCGCCGCTTACACGAATTCGCACTTGCCGTGCAGTAAGCCGGACACTGGTAGGGTTAGCCATAGTGAAGGAACTAGACGTTGTCTCCGTTGCAGTCGGGAAGTTACGAGTTTTAAAAATCACAGAGGTATCACCCAGGTTGCTCTCGTCTGGGATTAACTCCGTAACGTCTGCCAGGCGCTCTCCGGTCCCGATCTCAATGGCCCCGCTCTCTGCAAAAGGCGTTGCAGAGTCGTAACCAAAGCCGCTTTCATGCTCATATATGTAGCGGTCTGTACTGGCCCAGATAGGATCGATAAAGATACCGGCATCGAAACCCGCGGTCCTGGCCAATGAGCCAACCGTCCAGGTGTCATCAACGAAGTTGTAGGCCACGTAGCTGTCGATTTCTGTGCTGGATGATGATGGATAGAACCACCAGCATTCGTTGAACTGGCCATTAATAACCGCCCAAATTTTGCTACGCTGACTTTGATTAAGGCGATTAAATACGAAATCACTCACATCAGACTTGATCGGAACCGTGTAGCCGCCGTCATATCTGAAAAATGACTTCTCCCCCATCCAGAATGCAGCCGTGCCTGTCACTGCAACCGCCTTCGCAGCGATTATTCCGCAGTTAGATCCTACTGTTTCCTGGGTGTAATAAAACGGCGTTCCGACGTATGAGAGAGCGTGTGCGCTCGTATCTGTCAAAACGAGAACCTGGCCACGCACAACAATACCGGCTCTGATCTTGCCGTCTGACGCCACTTCCAAGGAACCGGCAGCGTTGGTGCTTGCCGGGGTCCACACCGTGGCAGCTTCTTGGTCACTCCACTGGACCTTTCTGGGATTTCCACCTGCACCGAGGCACATGACAAACCGCTCGTCTGTCACTAGCACCCCCTGGTTGGACGTTGGGGCGTTAGTCAGGACAGTTGCCACCGCGCTGGGGTTGTTCTCCCAGATGTAGATTTTGCCGTCTGTCGTTGCTGAACAAACAGCATCCTCACCGAAGTTATCTATAGTCCAGGTCGTTACTGGGTCATACTGTTCGTTATCGGGTCGAGCGACACCGTAGGCATGTTCNCCATACAGTTGTGCACCGTAGCCTATTTGCGATGCCGCATCATTTCGGCCAGTAACGATACCACTTGGGGTTATGTTAGATTGACTTACACCCTCTGCGTACACGTAAAGGTTAGAAGTTGTACCCACTATCACGCGGCGGTTATTTGAGTTGTCAAAGTAACCATGCATCCCCCGCGCCACGTCACTGAACTGCGTAGATGACATGGTCTGCCAGCCGCCGATTGGTCTAAGTGTATTTTCAAACCACCTAACAAGATTGGCGTCGGTCCACCGGCCAGCGGCCTGGTACTCTGTGCCGTTTTTATACAGACCTGGCGGGATTTCTAATTTGATCAGCATGCTATGTACCCAGGTAACTAATTAATGCAATTACGCCTAACCAGACTAATCGCTCCATCATCGCCACGCGCAATTCTTTTTCAAACTTGGCCTCGATGTGATCAAGTTTCCTATCTACGCTCTCAAAGTTTTTAAATAGCGTAATAACTTGTTCTTCAAGTCGGGTAACCCGCGTTTCAACTTCTTTCATAATTTTACGACTTGTTGTTGTTGCTACTGCCAAAATAATAGCTGCTTATCCCAGATATTAAGCCTCCGAGGTATCCTAAGATAACATTAGGAAGTACATCAGAGTCGGGAACGTCAAACGTGACCATAAATATATATCCGAGAAAACCAAGGAGCGCGATGATGGCAAATGCTTTAGGCGTGGGATCATCTCCGAAAGTCATTCGCGCATGCTGCGTGTCTTCGACTTGTGTCTTAAAGGTTTCTAAATCGATCTGACGTTCTTCGAGAGTCCGTCTAAACTCGTTATCTGCTTCTTGGATTTGCGGGATCACCTCCGGGTGTTTCTCAATATACTCTTCAAGTTTTGCGGGATCAGTTGTGTTTGAAACGCCAAGTCGATCAGCAATTAGTTTGATGCCCATGCCAGCGAGTGGTCCACCGAGAGATCGACCAACCGTCGGGGCCAAACTAGCCAACACACCTTTTAACTTTTTCACTTCAAACCTCAATCATAAATGTGCTTTTCGGAGGATCTTCTACCGCTGTGCGCGGAAATGGTGAAATACCAAGGTGATCAACTGTGATACCAAACGATTCTAGTTTTTTCTGCACCTCACTTATATTTTCCAGCGCATACGCAGCCGTGCGAGGTTTGTCGAACCACATTGAAAATCTGCCATGGTTGTCCTGCACCCTTCCCTGGAGCCAGATGTGATCCTGATCCCCAATGTCCGCATCGACATTGATAGTCCAATCATCATCAGAATTAAGGGTTTGACTGAATAAGACTTCTTCAGTCTCCCCACTGTTTATTTCGCCCTCGCCAAAATCTACCGAGTTGCTACCCTCGGCTGCTTCCTCAAATTCCCTTGCCTCTGGCGCTTCCCAAAGAAAACTAGACGGCTCAGATTTTTCAAATTCAATTTCAACAGGTGGTAAACCTTCAAAGATCTCCACCTCGCCAGAAAATGAATTCGCACCACCCTCAATCGCATTTTTTAGATTTGTGAGCAGGTTTTCGACATCTGCGCTGTTGTCGATGTTTGCAGATGTTTTCTCAAAAACAGCATCGAGTTCCGACTGCCTGGTTAGAACGTCAGGTTTCGGCGTTTCCTGCTGTTGAGGGATTTCTGCAGAGCGGACCCGGACGTTAATGTCCTCACCGGCTGACGACACAAAGTTGCCAGCAATTTCTGCTGTGCCGCTCTCTGTGCTGATGGTGATGGACGAGCCGTCTTCAGAGACAGACCCTTTGACAATCTGATCTTCGGGGAGGTCGAGTTCTTGGACTAAGTCAGGCGAGAGCCTGAGTGTGATGGTTTCTTGTGCTTGGGGCTGTGTAGCTTGGACAATAGACGTTGGAGTCTCAGGTCCAATTATCACTAGCTGGGTTCAGAAGGCCAAGTGATGTCATTAGGAAACGAAGATTGCCCTGGCACATCGCGCAAGGCTTGTCTGTAGGTCTTCCAATCTTCACTCATGGTGACATCTGACAATCCCATCCAGTCTGTGTTCTTTAGCTTCTGGTCGCGTTCAGACCGCACTGATTCAGACTTATCAGCATCTAATTTAGCCTGATACGCAGCCTCATGCTCTGCTTTTGTGGTAGTAACGCCGTCTTCCGTGGTGTCGGAAAACATATCCCGCTCTACCCACTTCTGTACCCAGTTGCTATTCGCATCCTGTTCTGCACCGTCACGCACCACTGATTTGTAATCACCAGTAGTGGCTGGTTTGGGTGTTTCTAATACTGGGTCAATGCCCAATGCTTCATAGACGTTTTCGTTCCAAACTTTTGGAAGAGAAACATTTGGATTGAGTTTGCGGATTTCGCCTTGAGTTTTTAGCTCACCGCTTGAACGTACTCTAAATTCCATATTGCACCTATGCTATTGCTAAAAAGATGTAAGTGCCTGCTGTAAAGCTAGACGTTAATGTAAAGCCACTTGAAAGCGGGTCTATGTAATCAGTGTTGGTGACTTCAACAGCATCACTATTTAACAACAAATAATCGTCATTACCTGCAACAATGCCTCTCACCGTGTCCCAGTAATACCAATCGCCATTTTGGTCTGTACGCTTAACCATTACGAATCTAGCCCCTGCGCTAAACCCGCAATCAACATTTGTCGTGCCAGAATGAACGACAGAACCTACTTTGCTTACTCCTGCTAGTGTGGCGAAGAGATAAGCTATGTAAGTTTTATTAGACCCGTTCACTATTCCGACACCGCCAGTGTCACTTACTGTAAATACTGTGCTAGTCGGAGTGGTATTACCCCAGTAGGCGAAACTAAGCGGGGCAGTAGTGGAGTTAAGTCTCATCTCTTTATCATTACCCACAGCCGATACAAATGTATGCCAATCGTAGGCGTCACTCCTGCTTTTTACGATTATCAATTCTGGGGCGACACCAAGATTATGGGTGATATTGCGTGAATTCGCTCCATCACCAGTATAGGCCACCATATCAAAAACGCCTGTGGCGCGTTTGAATCCATAACAAATTCTTTGATAGGTATGTCCGTATATCCTGTATCCGGTCATATTATCTGCGCCCCACAACTCTCCACTGTTAGCTTCCGCAGTAGTACCAGAAGGAGCCAGCTTCCCTTTTCCCGGCTGCGGGTTGGTTGTCAAACCTGTCAGACGTTGCATCCAAAGTGCGCCAACCGCAAGTGTTGTGTATTGTACCCACGCCAAATCAACTGGGAATCCGATATCCACTGGAAACCCTGTAGTTGTTGAACTGTCTGAACTTGTAAGGACTCCATTAAAAACCTCCGTACCCGCTTCAGGAGTTTTCATTGGTCTGCGGATTGCTATGTAGGCGTAAGTTCCATTAGGGTCATTCCAATCACCACCGCCATTACCCCAAGGGTAAAACCCGTTTGCCGCTACATAAGCGCCATTAAGACCTGTGGTGTTTTCAGCGTCACGTTCATTTGCATTTATTCTTGTCGGTTTACCAGTACCTTGGGCTGCATTCAATCCTCTCATTGTGTCCATCATTGCCCAGTGCGAACTACCATTTATTTTTTTGAGAATAAGAAACTGCGGTTCAAATCCAAGGTCTACAAATACGCTTCCATCTGTGCCACCCGTATAACTCCCACACTTAATAATAGACTCATCACTATTATCACCGAATGATTGGTCATCGTGGGCGAATAGGTAGGCTACAAAAGATTGACCCGATTGATTGACGTTACCGTTATCGCCAAGAGTAAAAACTGAGTCAGTTGGCGTTGTGCTGTTCCATAAGCTAGTAGTAGCTCCTGCCGCATCGGTTCTGTTTAACGATAACGCTTGCCCATTACCTAAAGAAGTGTGATATACGCGCCAGTTTGACCCTGAAGTGCTTGTTCTTTTAATTATCATTACCGCAGGAACACTACCTAAGTTATGCGCCACAGTCTTTCCTGCAACACCATCCCCAGTATAAGTAACTACATCAAAAAAGCCTGCTTGTTTGCGGAATGTCCAAGAGACTATCTCTTTACCAGCTCCGTTTTCTGAACCGCCATAGCTTTGACCTGTTTGAAACCCAGTAGCACCCGGATACCTGAACTCTACTTTATTCGGCCCTGTATTAGTTAACTGCGCGTCTGTAGTGTTGGGCAGTATGAGTTTGCCTGCACCTCTTTCAGTGTCATATAAACAATGGTCTTCCGAGGCGTTCCTTGCTTTAAACCAAATCATTCCGCCTTCATCGGCAAGAGCAATTCCATTGTCTATCGTTAAAGCGGCGTTATCAATGCCATCGTAAAGATATGTGGAAAACACATCCTCTACATAGACGGATTCACCAGCACCGCCAGAGGCAGCTTGGAATAACTTGTTAGAAGTACTCATTAGCCCATCGCCTGTCCAGCAGTAAAACCGTAGTAGGTCGTGCCGCCGTCATAAGTTACAAAAACGAAAACGTCTACACCGCCTGATGTGGCAGTTAATGTTGGAGCAGTAGCTGCTGCCCAGTCCACACTTGCAGGCCAAGTAATTGTTCGGGCCGAAGAGTCTTGAATAACCTTTAAACTAAATGCACTGACCTTGCCACTCGCAGCAGGGTTGCTAAACGTGTAGGTAACATTCTCTGAAAGTGTATGAGTAAAATTGTCACCATCACGTAAATTGATTGTGGCGGCATTTGAGCTAGAGGTGATTGCAGTAGATTCTTCTATCTTGCCGTTATCAAAAGTAACTACGCCGTTAGCGTCTGCCGTAACAGCTTTGGAGGCTGCTGT